TAGTAATCATCATAAGAATCATTTACACCATCTTGTGTACTTCTTTGATTAGGTCTAGCTGTTCCTGTTGATACTAATTCTGTTTTACCTTCAACTAATTTGTTTAATTCAGCTTCAAAGTCAAAATCCTCGTGTTCATCATTTACATTTTCTTCGTCTATTATTTCCCAATCATCAGGTATATCTTCACCAAATTCTTCTATAAATTTAGAAAGCTCTGTAGCTTCAGAATGCCCTTCACAAGCCATATAAGCCGTTTTCCCTTCTAAATCGTGTGAGTGATACCCTTCACACCCTAAAGTCTTTGCGTGAGCTTCAGCCTCTTCTATGGTGCTAAAAACAGGCTTTCCATCTACCATTCCAACTTTACTAAGTTTTACATCTTGTTCTACAGTATCTTCATCACCTAATGGTTCAAGCCCTAATTCCTCTCTGATTTCATCTGTAGTCATTACTTCTCTGATAGTCTTAGAATCAAATTGAACTGTAATAGGTTTCAGCTGTACAAAGTTTACAGGTAAATCCATATTGTTTACTTGAAATATTTTTTTAAGGCTTTTAACTAATTGGTCTTGGAATGGCTTTACAACAGTATTTAAGTAGAAATTTGCTGCATTTATAATCTCATCTGTATTTGAACTGAATCCATTAGATGAATCTATGCCCATAAGCGTCTTAGAGGTTACTCTGTGCCCACTTAAGATGTTTGAGGTAAGTAGCTCTTGTAATGCTAAATATTGTTTGTCAAGGTCTGAAGGGCTTATTGCTTGTATTTCAGGTGTTCTTGTTTTATCGTCGGAAAATGTTAAAATTAGTTTACCTGCGTTATCCTGCCCTTGAAACTTAGATGCTAGGCTTCTTTCTATCTGATTACGCTCTTCGGCTGAAGGTATTCCATTCGAAAAATTAACCATAAAACTCCCACTGAATCCTGAGCTTATAGCATTGAGATGGTATTCAGAAATTCTACCATCACAAAGAGCCCAATTTGTGCAAGAAGCCCAATCAGGAGTGTAATAGCTATTCATATTTGGACTATATAAACCAGAGTACATAATTTGATTTGCTGAAGTCCTATCATTAGGATTAAAGGCAGGAACGTAATATGGTTTGTTCATTCTTGTATTTGACCAATCTGATGAGATATAATAACCTTTAGTTTTTCCAAACTCATCAGGTCTTGCACATCTTATTTTAGAAGCATCAACGTGATAGATTTCAGCGATTCCTTTTGACCTATCCCTTGCCCAAACTATGTTAAGAGCGAAACCACCTTGTAGCTTGAAGTCAAAAGCTAGTTTCTTAATAACTTCGTGTAGGCTTTCATTACTGTTAGCTCTATTCATAAAGTTTTGTAGCTTTATTCTAGTTTCAGCATTTCGTTCTTCCTCATCTTCAATAATCAAATCTTCACCTGCAATCATTTCTGCAGTAGAATTTATAATGGCAGCAGATATACTACTTGAATAGTAAAGATCTATCAAAAACTGCGGATATAAATTTTTCCATTCACCATTGGCATCTCCGTACTCAATCCAATCTTTTCCACGTACTTCCTGAATTACAGGGGCTGTGGAAGTTTCCAAATTGATGTTGATAATATTATCTTTCATATTTTATTTTTTATAGAGTTGATAACCTTTTGTTGACATTCGCTGTCAAGGTTTCATTAGCTTCATCGTAAATCTGTATTTCTCTAATCGTTCCATCAAATGGATTAAGGTTTGTTTTTCTTACACCTATTGAATCAATATTAGCTGTTCCTGTCATAGCTGCTGAAGATGCTTGTTGCTCTCCATTCCAAAATAATTTTAAGTCCCCACTACCACCTGTTCTTGTTATCACCATATAAGACTCGCTTCCTATTAAAGTTCCGCTATCTAATTGAAGGTCAACTCTTGTTTGGTTGTCTATTCTAACAGAAATTTTATTGGTTGAAAATACTTTAACCAACTCTCCATCCTCTGTATTATCACCAACGATTATTCCACCGGGATCAGTTATGTTTAATCGTACACCTATTGTAAAGTCATTTGCTAAGGTTATTTCGCTACTATCTGTTGAGAGAAAACTTGGTGCAGTAGGATCAAAATCTAAAACACCTGCTGAAAATGCAGGTTGATTTGCAGTTGTATCTTGAATCATATCAAACCCTCTAGTGCCTGAGTCTGCCCACAATCTAACATCAGTACCTGTCAAGCTAATTCCTGTATTAAATTTATACCAAGCTGCTAGACTTCTTTCTAAAATAGGCGACCACTCATTGCTTCGTCTACCAATAGTAACTAAACTCAATGCTTGTTTTAATGCTAACATATTTTATGTAGTAAATCCTTCGTAATATCCGATTCCAACACCACTAGTCAAAGTGATAGCTGTTATGTTCATAAACAAGGTTGTTCCTGCAGGTAGTGTCGTTTGTAAAGCTGCTTCACCTGTTGCATCTGCTACAGTTATTGCGCTCACTACACTTGTTACAGGAAAGTAAACACAATACCAATCTTTACCTGTTTGTGCTACTGTATTAAAAATTTCTGTGCTACCATTTTTCCCTAATTGCTCTTTTAAAAGCTGTTGTACATTTTCTATTGCCATTTTTTTTTATTTTATTGTCCGTAATATATATAATTTGTAGATTCAGGAGCTTCACGTTGTGTATATTGAACCTGAGCTGTTCCTGCTTTATCTGTTACATTTAAAATCCCTTTAGTTACTAATCCTTGAACCACTCCATTTGCGTCGCTTACAGGCAATACAGTGGTTTCTGTAGCAGGTGCAGTAGTTTCGGTTAATGTCGGTGTTCCTATCCAGCTCACTTCATAAACCTCATATTTGTAATGCCCTGAAGGAATTAACTTAACTTGATGTGAATACATATCTGGAGATACATTGTATTGAAATATTAATTGAGTGAATCTTGGATTAACACCTCCAACTTGAGGGTAAACATAATGTATAGCACCATCCATATCATTAGTTATCTTAAAAAGAAATCTTAGCTTACTTGTACCAACTGAAGTATCTATACGATTATCTTCTGTTGAAATGTTTGCTGAAAAAGTAGTTTCTGTGATTGCTTGTATCATTACACTATATAATAGAAAAAGTCCGTTTTTATTTGGTATAAAAGAAAAGAGGGCTAAAAAGCCCCCTAAACTAAGAATATATGAAAACTACTAATTATTTTAAGAAGTTGTTGGGAAAGTCCCTGCTTCATTAATAAATCCAGATTGATCCCAAGGAATTGTAGTATAATCTTCTAACATTGCAAATGGTAATGGCTCAAGTCCTGAGAAGGTCAAGGTGTAACCATTCCTATCTCCGAATGCTGCTCCAGAATCCATTGTACCTGTATTTAATTCCATACCATTAGACATACCTAATGCAATGAATACATCGTGTCCATTAGCTAGTTGCTGATTAAGTTGTGCAAAAATTCTTACTTTACTCTTTCCTAAGAGCTTAATTTCGTTCTGATCCTCTTTAGTTAGTCTGTTAAGGATAACGTTGACACTTGGAGTGTTGAAAATAGTTCCATTCTCGGTAGAGCCTGTAATAGTGTCCGTTACACTAGCTACTCCAAGAGGGGTTACATATTCAAAAATAGTGCTACCATTCCAATCTATTGCGTCAATTTCTAAAGGGTGTGTTGCATCATAAGTATAAGATACATCAGAATCATATACTGAGAAAAAGATTTTTTTTACACCCCCTGATATTCTATTACAGTCGAGACCTCTTCCACGTGTTAGTGCTGTACAAGCCATATGTTATTGATTTTAAGTTGTTATAAAGATGGAGGGCTTTGACACCCTCCCTCTCCGTTTTTATTTTATTACGATACTAATACAACATCAGCACCAATACCTACTTGTACACCTCCTGAATATCTAGCAACCACACGCATATTATCGCTGCCATCGAGTTGAGCCATATCCATTAGAGCGATTCTTGTTTGGTCGCTTAAAAGATCGGTACCGAAGAATAAATTAGACTTTTCTGCTGCAACTAATACATCGTTTGACATTCCAGTACAAACAGCGATTTTTATTCCTTCAAATACTGCATCATAGTCTCCGTTCATTGAGTAAGCATTTACATATCCTAAAGTAGAGATAGCTGATATGTATAATCTGTAAGACTTAGGACTCATATAAATATGTAAATCTTCTTTAGTGTAAACTGTACTTGGAATAGCTGCTGTACACGCTTGTAAATTCGCTATAATGTTATCTGCATCATACGCAGTACCTGCTCCACCTGCATTTGCTACATCAACTACTGTTGCGTCAGCTACTAAAATACCTACACCTGCTGCTGGAGTTACAAATCCAGTCCACTCACCTGCATTTCCAACATCACCATTCCAAATATTATTTTCTGTAGAATCTGCAATAATCTCACCTAAGTAAGAAATTACATAATCATCAAAAGATGCTGGAGGTGGAGCTCCTGCTCCTGCTCTCATTTGTAACGCTTCCCAAGAATCCAATAAATCCTGCTTACATAAATCCGTATTGATTTGTAGATTTGCTGGTGTAAGAATATTTTCAGTTAAAGCCAATGTTCCTGCTGTTGTAAAATTACACGTTGCGTCCACCACCATTCCAGTAGCATTCATTTTCTGTATGTTACTTTTAAATTTGATATTTTCAATCATAGTCAAGTACTCCATAGAAGTAGCTTGTCTTAATGCCGCTGATACGTAAAATCCAGCCGCTTTTCCTGCATAATTGCTAGTCGTTGTTAAAGCCATTTTTTTTATTTATTTAAGTTATATATGAATTGTTCTCTTTTAGAGAGTTTTTTGTAATCTTTTTTAGATAAAGATATTTTAGTGTCAGAACTAAATTTATTTGTATTTATCGGAGCTTCAGCAGGTGTTTCTGCTAACTCAGTTTTAAGTTTTTCATTTTCAGCTTTTAAGTTTTCTAACTCATCTTCTGCTGAAAATTCAACTACTTCTGTAGTCTTTATTGATTTTGGATTTGTAGAAGGCTCAGTAGTTTCTTCAGACATTTCTTCTGAATCACTTTCACCTAATCTTGATTTTATATCTGCAATTGCATCTTCAAGGTTTTCAACCTTATCTTTAAGCTCTTCATAAGTTTTAGCCCAATCAGTTTCTTCTGCTCTACTTTCATCTTCAGGAGCTAATTCAACTGATTCTTCTGATAATTCTTCTTCAGAAGTTTCTTCTTGTTCTGTTTCTGAAACTAAGACCTCAGCTACAATTCCGTCATCTTCCACACGAAAAGATTCCCCTGTATCTAATTTATACGTACCTGCAGGAACTGGTATTGTCGTTCCATCCTCTGTAAGTACCGAAATATCTACACCGTTTTCAAGTTCTTCAGCAGTTGAAACAAAGATTGTTCCATCTTCTGATTTTGATTGCCACTCTAACTTAATTGTTTCTTCTTTGTTAAGACCTAG